TCAACGCAACGCTATTTAGAAAGTGAATTAAGCAATTATAGGCATATAGATAAAGATATCCAACGTGTGAGAGAAGAAGTATTGAACCCTTGGCAACCCACTGACACGAACATTGGCGGAGATAGAGTGCATAGTAACGTTAGTGTCACGGAGATAAAAGCAACACGTGTAGTGAATGATAGACGTTTATCGCAGTTAGCTAGAATGAAGTCTGCTATAGACATTGTATATCAAACAAGCAGTGAAGAAAGTCAACAACTCATGGATATATATTATTTTAAAAAACCGAGAACATTAAATCTTACTGGTGTTGCTCAAGAAATATGTGTAAGTAAATCGACAGCTTATGAGTTAAGAAGAGAAATCCTTACTAAATTAGCTGATGAGTTAGGGATTTTACATTAGGAGTGAAAATATGAAAGCTATAGAGATTTTAGAAGAATTATCAACAAAAATAAAAAGAGAGGAGTATGTAGGAAATATTGGGATTATAGTCCAAATAAAAGATGATGAAACACTTAAAGAAGCGAAGAAAGCTAAAAGTATTTTGGAAGCATTTGTTAATAAAGTAGAACTGAAAGTAGTGGAAGCTGGTAACTATAATTTATCTCAGTTTACAAGCAATGATTATCCAGTTTTTCGATTAAGTGCCGGACATTTTGGAAAAATTCTGGAAAAATGAACTCGGAAAGTCGGTTACTATGATAGTGTAAGTTATTAGATGACTTACCTCGTGTAAACCTTTCTATCATTTATTCCTTTTAAAACAAAACGAACATTTTTTCTCCTTTGAACCTATCCGATAGATTAGTCGGGTAGGTTTTTTGATTTTAATAAAAAAATACTCGCAGTGCTGGAACACTCGAGTATATGACAACCAATTGAAAGGAATTGATTGCAAATGAATTATAACAAAATTAATGAAATATGGAAACCGATCAAAGGTTATGAAGATTTTTATGAAATAAGTAGTTTTGGAAGAATTAGATCGCTTGATAGATTAACTAGTAATTCTTATGGAACATTTATAAGAAAAGGGAAATTACTTAAAACTAGTATTGATAGAAATGGTTACAAATATCTTTTATTGACAGATGGAAATAAAAAAAGAAAGAATCTAAAAATTCATAGATTAGTCGCATTAAATTTTATCGATAATCCATTATCGAAACCTTTTGTAAATCATATTGATGGCGACAAACTGAATAATGATATTAGGAATTTAGAGTGGTGTACTCCTTTAGAAAATACAACTCATGCAATTGAAAATGGATTGTTTATACCAAAAGTACATTGCGTTAAAAAAGGAAAAACAATAGGAATGTTCGATAAAGATGATAACTTACTTAAAACATTTTCTAGATCAAAAGAAGCTGCCAAATATGTAGGTACCGACCACAAAACTATCATTAAAGTTTGTAATGGATATAAGTCATATAAAACTGCAAAAGGTTACAAATGGAAATACATTTAATTTCTTAAAGTGAGAGTTGGTGATATATGAGATGAACGGACTAAATAAACGACAAAAAACATTCGCAGAAGCATATGCTATACCAGGAACAGAATGTTATGGCAACGCTACTAAATCGGCTATAAGAGCGGGATATAGCGAAAGGTCAGCTTACAATACCGGTCAAAGAATGATGAAGAATGATGAAATACAAAGCTACATCAAGGGGGTAGAAGAGAAACTCTTTGATGAACAAATAATGAGCGGTAAAGAGGTTTTGTATCGTTTAACTAATACAGCAAGAGGTAATACGGTAGAAATAGAACCGGTAGTAACTAAAAAAGGCGATTATAAACTTAACCCTTCTACTGAAAAATACAATCTTGTATATGACGAAAGTGTTGAGTTAGTTAAAAAGCCACCTAAGATAAGCGACCAAAACAAAGCGCTGGAATTATTAGGTAAACATCATAAATTGTGGACTGACAAAGTTGAGGCGGAAGTAATTACTCCTACCTTTATAAACGATGTGCCAGCCGATGACTGATAAAACGTTAAGCATTACAAAAACAATCGGTGGTGGCTACAACAAATTCTGGCACAACAAAAACTTTTATCGTGTAGTTAAAGGTTCTAGGGGTAGCAAGAAATCAAAAACAACTGCACTTAACTTTATCTTTAGAATTATGCAATACAGTTGGTCTAACTTGCTTGTTGTAAGACGTTTTAGTAACACTAACAAGCAATCGACATATACCGATTTGCGTTGGGCTACAAATAGACTGGGAGTCAAACACTTATTTAAATTCAATGATAGTTTACCAGAGATAACGTATAAACCTACTGGCCAAAAAATATTATTTAGAGGTCTTGATGACCCTTTGAAAATAACATCTATAACAGTAGAAAATGGCATACTTTGTTGGGCTTGGTTTGAAGAAGCCTATCAGATAGAAACGTTCGATAAATTTAGTACTGTTGTCGAATCTATACGTGGTTCTATTGATGATTCTGAATTTTTCAAACAGATAACGGTCACATTCAACCCCTGGAGTGAGAGACATTGGCTTAAACCTACATTCTTTGACGAAGATACTAAGTTGAACAACACATTTTCATATACAACAACCTATCGAGTAAATGAATGGCTTGATGAGGTCGATATTGCGCGTTATGAGGATTTGTACAGAACAAACCCAAGACGTGCAAGAATTGTTTGTGATGGAGATTGGGGAGTAGCAGAAGGATTAGTGTTCGAGAATTTCGAGGTTAAGGAGTTTGACTGGGTTAAAAAGTTGAAAGAAAAGCAAGTTGTAGCTCATGGCAGTGACTTTGGTTTCACTCAAGATCCTACAACACTTATTAGCACTATCGTTGACTTAAAGAATAAAGAGTTATGGATATACGATGAGCATTATCAAAGAGGCATGCTGACCGATGAGATATATCAAATGTATCTTGATAAAGGACTGAAAAACGCAAAGATAATTGCAGATAGTGCAGAGAAGCGATTGATAACAGAGATTAAACGTAAAGGCATTTCTAATCTCAAACCATCTATTAAAGGTCAAGGCTCTATCATGCAAGGTGTTCAATTTATACAAGGTTTCAAAATATATGTACATCCAACATGTGAACATACGATAGAAGAATTAAACACATATACATTCGACCAAGACAAAGACGGTAACTGGTTAAATAAACCAATAGACGCAAATAACCATTTAATGGATGCATTGAGATATAGCCTAGAAGAATTCCATTTCCCTAGAAATAACAGAACGAATGTCAATATTAAGAAGAATATTAGCCGTGCGAAAGCTATGGGCTTATAAAGGAGGTAACACATGGCACATGTAAACAATTTCGAAAAAGATATTGAACGACGACAAATGCGTAATGAAATATACAGACGCGACGCAGTAGAAGTATATAAATACGATGGAACAACACAAGACTTGTTAGACAACAAAAACGATATCAGTGACTTCATCAGCCACCATTTAGAAGCACAAGTACCACGCCTTCAAATGCTAGATGATTACTATCAAGGGTTAAACTTTAACATTATGCGTAACAGACGCCGAAGAGAAAAGCACTTAGCAGATAATCGTGCAGCACATGACTTTGCTTCTTACATTACAGACTTTATTAATGGTTATTGCTTCGGTCATGCCATACAAGTACAATCCGAAGGCAGTATGACACAAGATAAAATAGATCAGTTGCACGCAATAAACGACATTGATAGTCACAATCGTTCACTGGGGTTAGATTTATCTATATTCGGTCGAGCTTATGAATACATCATACGTAATCAACAAGATGAAGTTAGAATTTATAAATCAGACCCACGCAATACATTTGTTATATACGATACTACCATTGAGAAAAATAGTATTATGGCTGTGCGATATTGGAAAGTATCGACAGAAGATAACGCCGAGATGACTGAGGTAGAAAGCAATATCTACTATGTTGATGTAATAACTGATCATGCAACATATTTCTTTGTGGCAAACAGTGTTACTAACTTAGAGTTATCAGAGCGTAAACCTCCTGAAGCTCATTCGTTTGGCAAAGTAACTATTACAGAGTTTAGCAACAATGAAAAGAGACGCGGAGACTTTGAAAAGGTCATACCACTTATTGACTTATATGATGAGGCACAATCAGATACAGCTAACTACATGAGTGACTTAAATGATGCCATGCTACTCATCAAAGGTAATGTAGATCTAAATGAACAAGTCGCTACCTTACAAAAAGAAGCGAACGTATTCCATTTAGTACCACCTGAATATGCAACGGTTGATGATAAGGTAACAGAAGGTAATGTAGATGCTGAATACATTTATAAGCAATATGATGTAAGTGGTGTAGAATCATATAAAACAAGAATTGCTAAAGATATTCATACACTTACTAACACTCCTGATATGACTGATGAAAACTTTGGAGGCCAACAATCAGGTGAGGCCATGAAATATAAATTGTTCGGACTAGAGCAGCGTACAGCGATTAAAGAAGGTCTATTTCGAAAAGGCTTAGTTAGACGTTACAAGTTAGTTGGAGAAATTATGAGTATCAATAGAGAAATAGATAAGGACAACCTTAGAGACTTGATATTCACATTCACAAGAAACTTGCCTAAGTCAATTACAGAAGAAATGCAAATGTACATGAGTGCTGGTGGAGAAATTAGCCAAAAAACACTGATGTCTCTTGTATCTTTCATAGACAATCCGCAAGATGAAGTCAAACGTATCGAGAAAGAACAAGAAGAAAAGATTAAGCACTCTGATAGTTTGATGTATAACGAACAAGATTCTGACAACGAACTTAACAACTCCAATCAACCTATTGAGGAGTGATGAGTGATGACTTATTGGGATAAAAGAGCTCAAGAGATTATTAAAGATGAGACAATGAGCGATAAGGAAATGAGTCAAGAGATTGAACGCATTGTTAACAACATGATTGACGATATAGAGAATGAGATATCTAAGTTCTATGCAAGATACGCAGACAGTGAGGGTATTTCTATTTCTGAAGCTAAAAAAAGAGTGGATAACTTCGACGTTCAATCTTTCGCTAACAAAGCTAGAAAATATGTACGAGATAATGACTTTAGTGAAAGAGCAAACAGAGAACTTAAACAATACAACACAGCGATGTATGTGAATAGAGAGAAGTTACTTAAAGCACAGTTAGGGCTCATTGTAACGTACTCATACGCTCGTATAGAACAGTCTATTTATAATTACATGGAATCATCCTATTATCGTTCTCTTGAGCAACAAGCGGGTATATTAGGTGAAACGTTACATGTATCATTAAACGATGTTAAAACAATTGTTACTGCGCCTTTCCAAAACTCTAATTGGTCTCGTAGACTATGGCGTGATATGAAAGTGGTTAGACACCATGTTGAGAAAGCGACAAGTCAAGTATTACTAAGAGGTCGCCATCCTTACGAGTTCGTAAAAGAATTTAGAAAAGAAACTGGCAATAGTACGTATGAGATAAGACGTTTACTCATAACAGAAACAGCTAGAGTACAAACATTAGCTGCAAAGCGTCATATGTTAGAACAACATGGACCAGACGCAGAATATGAATATCACGCTAAGATAGATAGTAAGACAACAAAGACGTGCAGAGGATTAAATGGAAAAGTATTCAAAGTCAAAGATATGAAGCCTGGTGTTAATGCTCCTCCGATGCATCCATTCTGTCGGAGTGCTGTCGCACCACATATCGATCCTAATTGGAGAGATGAATTCTTTGAAGAACGCAAAGGAAGATATTTTGGAGGCGTTGTTAAATAATTAAAAGGAGGTGTTGTAAATGCCAGATGATAATAATCTTACAAATACACCGCCAGTTACTAATGAAGGTGTAGCAGAAGAAATTGTTGATAATTCCGTAGGGGATTATGAAGATGCTGATTGGGAAGAAGAAGAAGTGCTAGACACTGATTTCAGTGATGAAGAAGATGGCATGTATGAAGATGACTTCATGGAAGATGATGATGAATTTGAAGAAGATGAAAACTGGGAAGAAGAGTACGACTTTTCTGATGATTTTGATCAAGAGGATATGGAATTTCTAGAGGGGCTAGGCGGTCCTGAAGATGCATTAGAAGATGAGTACGAAGAAGATTACGAAACAGAAGAAGGCCTATATGACGTCACTGAACTTGATGGTGATACAATCGATGAGTATGACAAGTATGACGAAAGTTACTTACAAGACAGGTTAGATGATGTTTACGATGAATACAATCAAATCTTCAATAAAGAACCTTCTGACATTATTAAAGATAGTATGACAACACAAGAAAAGATTGACAAAATTGTTGATGCAATTCAAGAGGGTGGAAACGGTGTGTAATGAACGTATTGCTGCAGTCCTTGAAGGCATTCATCATGAATTAAAACGATTGAATGACTCGAACCCTAGTAACCGAGCACAAGCGAAACAGAAAGAACCTGAGAAGAAAGAGTTTAAACCTAAAAATTTCATCTGAGGTGGTACTTATGTCAAAGCGTGAAGCAGTTGGTCCTGGCGTTACCGCGCCAATATCTCGTCAGTAGGGAACGTTAACCTACTCGACCTGAGCACGTCGTTAAACTGTTAAATAACCGAAAATAACTAATTATAGGGGCTAAGTGATAGTTTCTCTAATGAAATGAAAGAAGCGCACTAATCGGGCTTAATTGACTGATTGGGGCGCTATTTTTATGCATTAAATTCTAAAACTTAGAACTTATGAGGAGGATAAACAAATGAAATTAAATGACAAACTAAATCTAAATTTACAATTCTTCGCTGACAATGACGAAGGTGAACCTGGACAAAGTAATGATAAGAAGTCAGAAAACAATAGCGGTCAAGAGCAAGAAACATATACAAGAAGCGAAGTAGATTCTCAAATCAGTAAAGCTGTCGAGACTGCTCTTTCTAAACGTGAGCGTAAGCACCAGCAAGAATTAGAAGATGCTCGTGAAGAAGCTAAAAAAGAGGCTGAAAGATACGCTAATTTAACTGAAAAAGAGAAGAAAGACAAAGAAATTGAGAAACGCGAACAAGCCTTAGCTAAAAAGGAAAAAGAATTTAAATTGCGTGAACTCAAAGCTGATGTAGAAAGTGACTTAAAAGAAAAAGGTCTACCTACTTCGTTTGCACAGTCTTTAATTCATTTGGAAGATAACGAACAAATTAATGATGTCGTTAATTCGATTAAGGAAGATTTCGACAGAGCAGTTCAAGAACAAGTAAAAGAAGCTACTCGTCAATCAATACCGAGCGATAAAAGTAGTAGTTTTGGCAATCGTCAAATAAGTAGTAAGTCATTCGAACAACTTGCTAATGAAAATAGAATTATAAAATAACGGAGGTATTAACTTATGGCAGATGTAAAACGACAAGATTTTAACCCAGATAATGTAATGATGCACGAAATGAAAGATGGAACGTTATTAGATGATTTTAACGAGCCTATTATGTTAGAGGTATTACAAAATTCAAAAGTAATGAAATTAGGTAGAGTGCAAGATATGGGTGGAAAGTCAGAAAAAACTTTCACTTATTGGGCAGATAAGCCGGGCGCTTATTGGGTTGGTGAAGGTCGTAAGATTCAAACTTCTAAACCAACAGTAGTACAAGCAACAATGCGTTCACATAAACTAGGTGTAATCGTATTAGCGACTCGTGAATATTTAAATTACACTTATTCTCAATTCTTCGAAAAGATGAAACCGCAAATCGCGGAAGCATTTTACAACAAAATTGATGAAGCATGCGTATTAAACGTAGATAACCCATTCAAACAATCTATTGAACAATCTGTTGCAACTGCTGATAATGTTGTAAATGGTCCTATTACTTTAGAAAACGTATTAGCGTTAGAAGATGAATTATTAGAACATGATGTAGAAGCTAATGCGTTCATTTCTAAAAATCAAAATAAAACAGCTTTAAGAAATGTTATTGATGAAAAAACTCAAGAAAGATACTACGATAAATCAAATAGTACTTTAGATGGTATTCCAGTTGTTGATTTAAAATCTAACGAAATTAAAAAAGGCGATTTATACGCTGGTGACTTTAATAAAATGTTCTATGGCGTACCTTATAATATGAGTTATAAAATTTCAGAAGAAGGTCAAATTTCTACACTAACAAATGCTGATGGCACACCAGTTAACTTATTCGAACAAGAAATGATTGCACTACGTGTAACTATGGATTTCTCATTCCACGTAGCAGATGATAATGCATTCGCTAAGTTAACAGCTGGTTCTGGTTCAACTGGTGGAAATACTGAAACCGTATAATTAATCTAGGAGGTCTTACAATGGCTTATTCTTACAAAGTAGTTCGACCGTTCATAGATAAAGAAGATGGTAAAGAATATAAAGTGGGAGATGAATTCCCTACTGATATTACTAATGAACGTATCGAACAACTATTCCATAAACAAAACGTATATAACAAGCAATACATCGCTTTAGATGTAGATGCTAAAGCAACAAAAGCTGAATTGTTGGAGATAGCTGAAAAACATAATGTAGATGTATCAAAAGACGATACGAAAGCGGTAATTCTTAAAAAGTTGGAGGGATAACATGGCAGTATTAGAAAATGTCAAAAAGTTACTCTCTATCAATGATGATAAGCAAGATGAACTACTCG